ATGATAGCACTAATTGCACTCTCAATGCTACCGTCAAATGCTACTTTTTCAGTCGTTTGATCCACGGTACTGATTCCTTTTGCTGTTGTTTATCGAAAACGGCTTCTTCTGTCAAAACAGTGTTGAAGTACGCTTCGATGTGACCAAGCGCACGAACAATGTCATGCGCCTCGACCAGAACGTCCTGAGACGTTTCTGGATTCAGGAACAACCCCACTTGGTTGTCCCGAACCTCTTGCATCACCTCTTGGAATACGGGGTCGTTTTTAAGTTGCCGTATCCGCGATGCTTTATCTTTGATATTCAATTAGAACCGTCCTCCAACAACAGCTTGTGCAGGGGTTTCCTGCGGATAACGGGGCTGGGCTTGTGCTTGTTTAATCCCTGCCACGTCCACCGTGGTCTGGTATTGACCGTAAATCTTGGCCGCGTCTGTGAGCAACTGCTGATCCATCTTGTCGCGCTCACGGTCGTCCTGTGCGATGGCTTTCTGAGCCTCGATCTGCAACTTGAGCATTTGGACCTCTTTGTTCGCCTGCGCCTTGATCTGCTCGGCTTGGATGATTGCCTGTGCCTGCTGGTCAACTGGGGGCTGTTGCTGGGCTTGAGCCGCCTGTGCCTGCAATTGCTGTTCGACCTGTGCGTCCATCGGGGCAAAATAACGGTCAGCATTACGTACACCCTGCACGGCCAGCATATCTGCCAGTGTGTTGCGGATGTTGGTCATTGAGACCAAACCGTTGCTTGCACCATAATTTTGGTAAATCTGCATTTGCAGTTGTAAGGCTTGTGCAAGCGCCGCAGAACGCTGGTCTTCCCGTCCAGTACCCAAACCGACGTTTACGGTAACATCCATCTTGGTGTTCCAAAAACGTGGGTCAATGGGCTGATACTGGCCACCAGCCATGCGCATCATCAACTCTTCGTCAACGTTTTCGACCATCAACTTGAGCATCAGCTTGAACAGGCGACGCATACCGCCCTCTGCCAAGTTTCGAGCCATAACCTCAACCTGACCAGCCGCCGCCTGAATGGTGGCGTTTACAGCCGCCGCAGTGGTTGACTGCATGGCATCGGGGTTCAGACCGCTGGATGCCTTTGTAACGCCCGTTTTGGACTCGATTTCAGCATCCATGTACTGCATTGCAGTCAGGGTCTGGCCAGCCACGAATGGAACAGCCAAGTCGCGTACAGCGCCAGAAGTCTTGACTCGGACAATACCAGCGATTTCGTTGTTCAGCAGGTCTTCAATGTTGACCTGACCGTCTAGAACTTCACGCTGTGGGTTATTGGTCAGTGCAACGTTATCCAGAACGCCACGTAGCATCATTGTTGATGCATCCTGCTCGTTCATCAAAATGTCTGCAATTGAACGGCCAAAGAACGTGTGTGGCTCTGGGTCGATCTCAAACACGGCAAATGGGATTTCGCTCCACGGCTCAATGCTCAGGATTTGGTAGTCGTCGCCACCCAAGACAACACGTTGCAATTGAGCAACACCAGTGCCGTCAACGTCGATACGCATATACGCCTCGGTGACAGCCACAAGCCGCATAGACGGGTCTTGGACGTTCTCTTGGGCGTAAGCGTTGTCATACCCTTGGCGCTCGAATTCTTCGGCGTTAGCGGTCGTGTCAGCGGTGCTGAGACCTGTCAGGTCAACAACGTCGTCGTACTCATAACCCAAAGCAACCAAATCACTGACACGCATCTCAGTGCGGTGAGCCACCACGTAGGCGTCGTCAATACGCTTTGCGCCACGGTCAACAAAGAACTCTTCAGGCGGCACTGATTCGATCATCAGGTCGCCGTACTCTTTGGTCAAAGCGATCTTGAGGTAGTGCTTTGGCGACTCAACGCTCATGCCCATTTCGTCGATCTCGATTGACTCGGTGACCGAATGCTCAAGGATTTCGACGTTGTCCTCTGCGGCAATCACAGAATATTCTTGGTCGTTGATGTCGTGGTACTCGTAGACTTCCTGTTCCTGCTTGGTATCCCAGTAAGTTTTTACAACGCCAACCTTTTTGACCAAAGCGTCGTGGAAAGCGTCGTTGATGATGCGATAGCCGCCCAGTTCGTTGAACTTGCTGGACATATACTTGGTAGCCAACTCAGCAAAGTTAACGTCCTTTGGGCCTGTTGGAACGTACTCGACAGCACGGTCTGTTGACAGGAACACACGCATCAGGCTTGGCTTGATGGCACGAACGGTGTCACGAATCTTGGTGGCCACAACACGACTGCGACCCTCTTCCTCACCGATGTCAACTTCGCCATCAAAGTAGCGCTGTGACTTGATACGGCTTGGTGCGATTTCGCTTTCGACAAAATCCACTGCCTCTAGCACCGCCTCTCGGACAATGCCTTGGATTTCGGTTTCTGTCATTGGGGTAGGCTTACTCATTTATTCGCACCTCGTTTAAGCAATTCTTCTATTGATCGGTATGCGTTGTATTCGTCAATGTTGCGCATTCTGTTGAGTACGTCGATTGCCTTTTCACCAGCGCCCCGAGCCGCCGCTTGGGTAACTCCACCTTGAGCCGCCTGCATACCAAATTTTACAGCGCGTGCGCCAGCGCCCTCAAAACTTGTTTTTGCAACGGTCCCAAACTTGTCGTCCAGAACGTTAGCAAACCGAGCTAAGTCAACAATGCTGTCATTGAAGTTTGGCGCTGTCATTGCACGTGGACCGCCAAGGTATGGGCCAAGTTGACGCGACTCGCTTGTTGAGGCGAATTTCTTAGCAAGGTCATCCATTGAGCGAATAGCAACATCCAAGTCTTGACGGCTTTGATAATTTGAAAACAACTTGCGCAATTCTGTTCCCATGCCACGGGAATCTGACAGTGTTTTCTTAACTGTAATCTTTGATGCCGTCGCAGAATCCAACTGGTCAAATAATTGCAGTGACTGAGAAATAATGTCGTTTACTCGGGCATAGTCTGGGTCAGACGTGCGTAATGCATCATTTAGAGCGCGGCGAACGTCTTTAAGAATATTCTCACCACTCTGTGTCAAACCCTTTTGAGGCGTTTTTTGGTAGTCAACTAAAGCGTCAATTTGACGTTTAAGGTTGTGCGCTCTTAGGGCATCTGGCGCACCTTTTGTTGAATCAGCCATCAATCCAGCCAAATCTTTCAAAACTCGCTGTGAAGACCTGTCAGCCTGAATGATTGACCCATTAAAGTTGAAAACTGGTTTGCCATCAACCATTTGAAATCCAACGCCCAGTTCGTCTAGGCTGGTCAAAAATGTTTGCTCAATTGGCGCAACATCAAAAGGCTTGCCTTTTAGGTTTGTCTTTGCGATGTCGTTCAATTCTTTTCTGGCAGAAGTGGACTTTTGTGCAATAAACTTCAAACGCTCTGCCGCGGAATCGCCAACAATGTTTGATGGGCGCAACAGAATATCATTGGCAGAATTCGCCGCAATTGCTTCTCGATTCTTGAGCATTTGCAACATCTTTGCCTGAGTCGCTGGCGATGACGTTTTAATCATCTGCACATCGCCCTCTGCAAACTGCTGTCGAATAGCCTCATTTGCCAATTCATCGGCCACCAATTTTTCGCGCTGTGAGGCCGTGTACTTAGCTAACCCACGCTGACGACCGCCCTCTTGGATTTCTTTAACCAATGCGCTTTCAACAGCTTTTGGTGTACTGCTTGTGCCGAGCATTGTTCGTGGCGCAACGTCTGGGATAGCCGCTTGAGCCGCTGGAGACAGTTCGCTGTAAACAATGTTGTGTTGGTTCAAGGCGTCCATCAACTCCCTTGTGGGAACGCCACCCTGCTTTAAAACCGTACCACCTTTTAGGTTCTGGAACGCTTTTAAGCCGAACAGTGTTGCAACAATGTCGGGTGCAACGTATGCCGCAGTACCAAGAGCAGGTGAACCTGTGTAGTCTGTGACTGCTTCACCTACACCACTCATGCCTCGCTCAAGTGTCTCAAACGGCTTTGCAACAGCGCCAAGAATTGTTTTGCCAGCTTCAGTACGCGGCTGGTATGTGCCAGCCTCTTGAATGGACTTGACTATGTCTGCGCTTTGGTCAACACCAACAAAAGGTAGTGAAGCCAAACCAGCCAAGCCAGCCCCAACAGACGAAACAGCCCCAGTTCCCATTGTGAGCGCCGTTTCACCCAGTCCAAGCATACCCTGACCAAAACCAACCTCTGGCGTTTCGGGTGAGCGCAAACGTTGTTGAGCAACTGGTGTTTGTTGTGATTCTTCCTCCGCTTTTGCCTCTCTGTAGGCTTTGGCGACAGTTTCAAATTCAGGCGTACCAGCTTTGTCTTTGTTCTTAACAATCCATTCAGCGTATTGATCTGCTGTTGCCATTTGGTATCCTTGTTATTAACCGCCGCGCAGAATTCTATCTGCCTCATCTCGCACACTTGGCGCCGGAGTAGCTGGTGTTGCTTGTGCTGGAGCCGTTGGAGTTGGTGTAGCCACCACGGGAGCCGTTGGTGTTGGCGCCCCCCTGTTGCGCATAGCGCCACCATAGGCATTGATGTCAAATGTTGGGTTTTGAAGTTTTAATTCGGTCAACTGACGAACAACAAGCAAAGCCTGCTTTGCGGCGTCTGCATTCATGTCTCTTGATGGGAACATGGCCTCCAAAGTCTCTTGGTCTTTATCAGTAAATACACCCTCTCCAGCGCCGCGCCAAACGCTTTTCATAATTGGCAACAAGATTGCCTTTGCATTGTCTGCAAGTTGAGCGCCTGATGTGACGGCTGGTAAATTGCCAAAAATCTTTCCAGTTTGACCAGTTGCACCAAGAGCGGCACCCAAGTTGTCAAAACCAAAATCAAGTTGTGATTTAAGAATTCTATTTGTCTGCGCTTGCTCAATAAACTTAGCTTCTGTTGTGCCAGCGGCAGTACCAGCCGCACCAGCATATCCACGACCGAAATACGCTTCAAGCGGTAACCCAGCGCGTGGGTCTAAACCTAATTTGATGCGACGGGCTTTTTGCCTGTCTTCTGGACTCATGTCTTTAGTCATGGCATCAAACGTCTGCATTTCAGCAGTGGCGTCTTGTCCCATGCGAGACTTGTACATGGCAGACATAACCACTTTCATCAACTCTGGGTTTTCGCCAAGAAGATCAGCCTCTGCTGGATCAAGCCCCATGTTTTGAAGTGCAACCAATGTCTTGTTTTTGGTTTTCTCAGCGCGGCCACGCTCACCAGCAGTCTTGATGCGCTCACCAAGAATTGACGCCAACTGCTGGTCTGGGTTTAGACGCATTGTGTTAAAACCAAGAGCCAAGCGATCCATAAAAGTAGGATCATCGACCATCCGCTTATACCAAGGCTGTTCTTCCTGCATTGGTGCGCTAAAGTCTTGGCCAGTCCACTTGGTGGCTTGATCTTCTGTTACAAATCGACCGCCACCGGGTTGCATTTCAGTCCAGTTCATGTCTGGCATTGGAACGCTTGGAGTGCCCATACCGTCACGCATAGTTTCGTATGGATTGCGTTGCATTGCGGCAGGCATACGGCCCAATGACATTGGAGCCTGAACAGGAACAACAGTGTTGTCAGGAGTCCGAGACATATTCTCAATCTGCGGACGCAACAAGTCTTGAAGTGCTTGAAGTAATGCCATATTTATTTACCTATCATCCGGGTCTGAACATTGATGCGCCAAGGGTTAAGTAATCAAACAAGCCGGGCTGTTTACTGTTTGTCTGAGTCATTGGCGTAGGCGTAGCACCAAGCGCTTGAGCCATGTAACCAAGCGACTGAGCAGGAGCGCCTTGCATACCAGCATACTGTGCCCTAGCGCGATCAAGGATCATTTGGTTAATGCCTTGCTCTAATGCGCCCTGTTGCATAGCTTGATTTTGAACATCCATGCCCATGCCAAAGCCAAGGTTTGACAGGTTGCCCAATTGACCAGCCGCCGCTAAACGTTGTTGTGATCCAGCAAGAGTTGCACCTTGATTCGCTAAAGCCGCTTGCAATTGGTTCCCAATATTAAACTGGGACATATTGTTTCGAGCGGCTTGGTTTGCCAAGTTGATTTGCTGGGCAAGTTGGGCGTTTGTTGTTCCGGCTTGTAGGTTTGCACCCTGATTAGCAAGGTCTGCTTGCATACGTGATGCAATGTCTTGGCCAGCAAGTTGCTGTGCATTTTGGAACCCAGCTTGACGCAAGCCCGATGCGGTACGTGCGGCCTGATCTAGGTAGTTGCGTCCAAGTTCTGATTGCATCAAAGCCTGACGTGATCCACCAAAAGCGCCTGCACGGGTAGCCTGTGCATTCAACTGCATCGCCTGCATTTGACGCGCACGGTCTAAATCTGACAGCGATTGGCCAACAACCTGTGACTCGTATGGATTGGTGTATGCAGATAAATCTGTACCAGCAATTTGGCCAGCGGCGACTCTTTCAGCATTAATTTTGTCAACATAGTTGGCAATGTCTGCTGTACCAGTACCAGCACTAACCATCATCGGCTGGAATGATGTCTCACCAGTTGCCGCATTTACAGCGGTGTTTACGCCAGTGGACGCCGTGTTAAATATATTTGGTTGTTGTGGAGATTGTGGCTGTGTTGAAAATTGCGTTTGCGCCGACTGTGGAGTATTTAATTGTGGAGACTGAGGTAGCCCTGAAAATTGCTGAAGCAGTTGCATCGGCGTCGCAGATGGCGCATTCCTGTTTCTATTTATAAAATCATCCCCCGGACGCAGAGGAAACCCCATTTGCGGCTCGTTTGTAAGTTGTGGTGGTTGCACCCCAGATGGTTGACCACCGCCTACCGCTATGCCTTTTCCTGCGCCTGCCATAATTTATTCCTTGCTTAAAGAAAGCCGCCACTACCATAGACGCTTGAACTATTTGTGTTCGCGTTGCTATTTGTGTCAGATGGGCCAGAATAACCGCCGCCTGAACCGCCGCCAAAAATTGAGCTTAAAAGGCCAGCGCCTGATAATGTGTTGTTAATCGTTTGATTACGCCCTGATTGCTCAAGAAATGCTCGTGTTGGCCCAACTTCTGCCTCGCGCTGTGCCCAGTAGTTGTTGCTTACTTGTGGGCCACCGCCATCATTACCACCACCATAGCCACCAGCGGCCATTGCACGGTTGTAATAGGTTGGGTCATACATGGAAGAGGCTGGATTTAAGCGGGGATCTGTCTGTGTAAAACCCTGATTTGCGGCAGATGTTGCGTCAGATGTTGACGCCATTGCACGGTTATAGCGCTCCATTTGAGCGGGATTACGTCTGGCCAACTCAGCAACAGCTTGGTCATAAAGGTTGCCAGAGCTATACCCAGTAACGCCACCCATTGTGGTTTCCCTTGGCAAATACCCCTCTGGTTGCATTTGTGCAAAGGCGCTTGAACTAATTAACTCACGGGGAGTTCCCAGATCTTGCGCCTTATATTGCTCGTTACGCGCTGTTGTAAACGCTTTTTCAAAGCCAGCAGGACTTAGTGCGCCAGAATCTAATTGACCAGTCCAGTAATCAATCTCACCTTGCCCAACTTGATTGCCCATACGGTCAGCACGCGCATACATATCTCTAACTAAAGATTGATTTGTTTGGGGCTGGCTTGGCTGGGTTGGTTGACCCATCATTGGCTGGCTTTGGTATTGAGCGCCAGCGGGAGCCATGCCAAACGCTGACATAGCACCCGTTGTGTTCTGCATTGCAGACTTTTGCATCGGACTTAATGCCGCGACCTCTGGGCCGTAATACGGCATATACCCGATTTCACCCGCTAAACGGGCTTTCTCAAGGTTTGCCTTTGCAGGGCCTTCAATCCACTCTGGAATTTTTTGCTCTGAAGTTGTGCTTCCGCCTTTACCACCGCTCATAATTAAATCTCCACGCTCACTGTTGTGAACTTTTCTTGCCAACCCAAATCTTTTAGTGCTTTAACCCAACCCTTGCGACCAGCAAGCGTCATTGCCGAACACCCATTCAGCTTGGCAAAGTAAATAGCCGAGTCGCTGAATTCGCGGATTTGGTCTAAATCACCACCAGCCAAAAAGATGTGAAAGACCTTTTTGCGTGGGTACTCCAAAATCTCGGTAACCATACAGCCTTTTGGTGCATTCCAGAACTGCATTGTACCCAGTTTAACACATTCAACTACATCTTGGAATAGGTGTGTACCACCAGAAAGTGCTAATGCCGCCTCAAGCCAAGGACGGCATCTTTCCATTTCTGAATCCAAGTTATCCGTCATTGCCGCAGTCGTGTGATTGCCAAGGTTACTGCTGGTGATGACGGTGCAAATGCGGTAGCCGCAGGAGCGTCAATCCATAAAGCCACGTCATCCACGGCCCACATTGCCTGTAAATACGACCCAGCAGTCATTGAAAATGCCGCAGAACGGCTCATAACAAGATGATGCCCATTGCCTGACATTGTGACCTTGATCGTTGAGCCGGGCACGTCTGTACCATTGATTCTTGGCCAAAACCAGCCATTCTTGTCGCTTGAGTTGTTTGACAGCAGTTCAACAGCAAAGGCCAGCAAATACACACCCTCTTCAGCAAACACAATCTTAGTGTTGTCAGACGGGTCTAATGTGATGCCAGAGTTAAATGACGGTGTACTCCAGCCAATTGCCTGTGGCGTATTGATGGCCGATGCGATCTGATTGGTTGACCTACTGAGTGATGCATACCCGTCAGCCAGAATAATCTGCCTGAACACACCCTCTTTAGATACAACAGGGTAACCAGTGCGATCCCACAACAAAATACCGTCATCAGCCGCAACATCAGACGGTATCCGCGTTGACAATACAGACCTGATTTTCGCCAAATATGTATTTAAACGCTCACCCCAAGACTTCCAATCTGGGCCAAACGGTGGCGGTGGAATCCTCATCGCTTACCGCCCTGAGATATGTCTAGCCGCATAATGCCTGCACGCCAGTCCTTTAACGCCTCACCCTCGATCCTGACACGAACCTGACGGCCAGTCACCCGAACGCTTGTTGGTGAAGACAACGAATAGGGGCCGTATTCACGCTCAGTTCCATTTGGATAAAAACGGCTCTTGAGTTTAATCCGAGCTTCACCCTGATTCGCCTCGTCTGGGATGATTTGTGTGACGTGCATCACATTATCGCCAGCCCCGATGTTTAGGGGGCCGCTTTCAACAAACGCCACATTGCCATCAAAGTTGTGACCCTGTTCGTGGTTGTAAGCATTGCCATCGGCATCAAACCATACTGGCGTGGTCAAAGATCCAGCATCAAACCCAGCAGTGCGACTGATTGACCCAACAGACCAGATGTTTTGCTGGTAGTCATACATCACATAGCTGTCGTTTTCCAAACTGCCAGAGCTGGGGTAGAACCACCAAACCTCGTTGTACTGGCCATTGTGGACGGCGTAAGTCTTACTGATTTGACTAATGTTTATGTTTCTAAACACATAATCAGACACCTCACACGTCAATGGCTGGACGGTTGAGCCGTTGAACATAAAGAAGTTCTCTTTGCTCATCCAAAATGCGCCCTCACCAACCGACACAAGCGATTTGCGTGAAACGGCTCCACAGGACGTTCCAACGCGCTCAAAGCCGTACACAGTAGGTGGGCCTGCATAAGTTGCAACGTGAGCGTCATGGGTCGTTAAAATCAGCACACGACCCCTCATTCGCACACCACAGACAATTTGACCGCTAGTTTGCAGTTCAATGTCGCCAGCCTCGTTGGTGGCCGCAGGCGTCCAGTCGGTGTTGTCTTCACGATTACACCATTGCACCTTGCGTGGGTTGCCTCCAGCCGCAAATGCAAAAATAAACCGCTCGTCAGTGACTAGCAGTCCATCGCAGTTAATTGGCGAGTTTGCAAGTTGTGTGGCAACACCAGAAAGTGTCCATTCGTACAACTTGCCGTCATCAGGAGAGCAGGCAACAAGATATTCGCCCCAGTTGTCCAGAGACCATGTTGTGGCCTCTTGGAAAACACCCGTTCCGGGACGCTCAATCCCGTAAGACCCTGTGCCGTAGTAGGAGCCGCCAAATCCAAGGTTTTCTGCCGCGTCAATACGACCATTGGAGAGACCAACAGGCGTAATATCTGTAACTACACTGCTTGCATTTACGGCATACAACTTATTGTAAGTTCCAACCGCATACAAGGGGCTGTATGAATTATTGACCCAAGCATGAGCGCCGCGAGGCGGTGCAGTTGTTATGTTTTCAGCGCGAGTTGTCCAGCCACCAACAGGGCGCAAAGACTTATCCTGCCAGCGAATCAGGTTGGACTTGTTCCAACGGCCAACGGCCTCGTAGTCAGTGCCGTGGTTGTAAACACCTTGCGGTAATTCAAGTTTAATGAATGCCATGTTTTACCCTATGCGGCTATCCTAGTCCAAGTGTCTGTGGCCGACGATATTGGAGTCCATGTTTCAGAAACAATCAGTATTGGTTCCCACTTCTCTCGGCCATAAGCACTTACTGAAGACGTTAAAGATGTCGCGCCATTAGACAATCTGACACGAATAATCTGAGGCGATACAGTTGACTGAGCGTTTATTTCAGCCCTGCCAACCACAGAGAACACGCCAATCGCACTTGTTGTTACAGTGGCACTTGGATTCGCATATCCCTCACGAACACGTGTGATGTTGGTTTGGGGTACAAAACTTGAAGTTGCAGAAATCTCAGCACTTGCGCCGCGAATAACAAAACCGCTGGCAGTTGAGCCAACAGACGTTGCCGCAACAATAGTCTGGAAGTTGGCGTAGTCGTATACCCCAGCGCCATATACAGAAGTGCCGTAAGCAAACGCCCCAGACTCTTCCAGTACAAACTTTTGACCTACAGATGACGTTACCGTTGTGGCGCTAGAAACAGCACCAGATGTAAACACACCTGATCCAGTGGCTGACGCCGCAGAAACGCCATCTACTTGGCTGTCAGTTTGGCGTACCCGAATAACGTCAGATGTGGCCGCAGACTGTGGTGATATTTGTGCGGAACTATTGGCAGTTAGCCCGCCAAGAACCGCTACGCTGGCGCTTGCACCAATAGACGCAGACCCAACAAGAACCCTTACTGGAGCAACAGAGACAGTAGCAGACGCACTAATAACGGCAGGCAACACATCGACGCCGAACCCGTCAGCGCCGTATGTGTTTGTACCGTAGCTGTATCCGCTTAGATCAACTGTTGCCACGACTATTTATCAGTCGAGCGTAATGTCCAAGTCCCCAGTTGGGACGCGGAAAACGTCGCCAGTCTCAATTGATTTTGAGCTTGTCAGCGCGGCGTAAGCCAACAGGTTGCCCGATGTGCTGGCGTCATAAACACCAACGTGCGTCACCGTGCCGTAGTTAGCGCTGGCCGTAGGATACTCAACAGCCGCAGTGTTGCTGGCCGTGTTGCCAGTCACCGTAAAAGCAACAGACTGACGCACATAGCCGCCACCAGTTACTTCTGTGCCGCTACCGTCTTCATCAGGGTTTGATGTAAACAATGCCAAATACAGTGTTCCAGCCGCTGTGTATGGCGTAGCGCCAAAAACATGGCCCAAGACTTTCGTCTCAAGATAGTTTGAAAAACTCATGCTAAACCTCTTACTTTAGGTACTAAACTGACGCCGCTGTACTTGGCGCTCTTAGATGACTCATTGAGTCGAGAAACAGCCGCAGAATACAATTGCGCCCATACTGCGAGTCGAGCGTCGTCTTGTAGATATGGGGCTGAGTGAATCAGCGACCCGTACAAGTAAACGTCAGGAGCCGCGCTCAGTAACCAGTTTGTAGCATTTGAGGCTAAAGCTGGTACTTGAGCGTAGTATAACAGTTCAACATCTACGTCCGCAATGGGGGTTGGATATAAGTGGAATTGACCAGCTTCCAACGTGTAATATTTTGGCGTGTTGTACTGGTCGTTGGCTATTGCTCGCATATCAGCCATTGAAGTTGAGTCAATCAACTTAATGGGCGATGTGCCGTTGCCAACCACGTTAAACCGCAGTGTCTCCACCCAATCGGCAGGAACCTGCATATATGCGTCACCAGCAGACTGCTGACCGCTAGAACGGGACTCCATGCGCCAATGGCGTACATCCCGGTTTACTGCCGCCTCACACAGCGCAATGAACGTGGGAATAGATGACGTAAGGTCGTCTCGGTTTAACGTGTCTGCAATGGTTGTTTGCAGGTTCGTGTAGTTGGTTAGTGCCATGTGTTCACCACTTTACTTTGTCAGCCCAGTAAGCCGCCGACATCTTGCCTTTTGCTATATTCTTGGCGTGTCGTGCCTTGAACGCCTCGTTCCGCTTTGAGCCATCAGGAGAGCCTTTGACGCCCTGCTGACCAAAACGAATTGTCTTAACCTGCTCACCAGACTTGGCCACCACGACGTGTGACTTAGTTGGATGGCTCGGTGTCTTCTTTGGCTTATTGTATCCAGAGACGCCAGCACGTGCTAGTCGGCTGTCCTTTGTGGCCATTAGTCTTCCATTTCAAAGTCTTTGCGCTCCCATGCTTGGCAGACACGCAGATTATGGCAAATAAAGTCAAATTTGACACAGTAACCACGTCCACCGCCATCCATATCGAATGACGTAAGCGGGATTGCCTCCATTTGCTTTTGCTTTTCAGGAGTATTGTCAAAGTATTCGCAGTTGGCGCAGAACAAGCGTCGAGCCTCTTTATCGCTCGTTTGCAGTCGTCGAGCCAACTCTGACCAATACGGCTTGTTTGCCTTTGGATCAACAGAAGTCTTTTCTGGGCCAAGATGCCAGTTGGCTTTGACTTGAGCCATATTTGATTTGTTTTCAGCCGCCGAAACAATCGGCTCCAAAACCATGTGCTTTACGGCATCTTTAATCGTAGCCATTACTTCTTCGCCTTATTGCGCTTTGCGCGCATATTGCGCTCTGGTAGTGAGCGACCAGCCATGCTCATGGCGATGGCCACAGCCTGCTTCTGGGGCTTTCCAGCTTTCATCTCAGTCTTGATGTTCTTGGAAATGGTCTTGGCGCTTGAGCCTTTTTTCAGTGGCATATCAGTCCTTAAAGTGATGGCAACAAACCCGGCTTATAGCGGATGTCAACTGGTCGTCCATCTTTGCCGATGTACGCCATACCGATTTCGCTTGCCGCACCCTTGAGTCCTTTTAAAGCACCAGCGTTAGTCGCACGTGCCGCCGCAACAAGTGGCTTCATAAAAGGATTCGTACCCTCGTAACCCTCGACAATTTTTTGCCGCTGTGGGTTATTGAAGTCGTAATTGTCTTTAATGACGCGCGTGCCGTCTGGCAGTGTCTCATAGGTGAAACGACCCAAAACATTGGCAAACATATCCAAATCAGGATTGCCTGCAACAGCGCCCATTTTGTCGATGTTTGGATAATCCTTGTACTGAACATTGCCCTTGTCGCCCTTACCAGCCAACAGGCTTTCCAACTCACGTAATTGGTACGGGTTGAAGTCTTCAGCAGTAATTGGCTTAGATCGGTCGCCAAACAGGACGTTCAAAAACATCTGCTCTTTGGTCATTGGAGGACGATAATCGTCACGACTGCCAACTACAAGTGCAGACTCTGGGTCTAAATTGTCAAGTAAGCCGCCCATACCATTTCCTAAAATAGTTCGTTTTGATTATAACGGTCACCAAAGAGTTAAGCAATTCCTTTCAGATTTCGTCTGATTGGAGCGCCCCAGTCGGATGTAGCCCTGTGACCAACCGCCAGGTATCTGAAAGCGTCAGAACCATGCGACGCCCAGTCGTGGGCTGGTCTTGAGCGCCACACCTTGCCGTTGTCGTCATATTCCCTGTGGTACTGCCTCAGAGCGTCTACACCACGCTCACAGCGCTCTGCATCGAACCAGCAGTTGGCAAGCATCGAGCGTACCGCTTGGATGCCGTCATCGACCATTAGTTGCGGCGCAATCGTAATCGGCTTGACGCCCAGCCCGTCCAGCGTCTCAAGGCGTGACTTACCCGACCCAAGCTCCCTGACTCTGACGTCGTGCGGGAGAATGTGGTTCGTGTAGACGTACCCTTTTTGGTTGAGTACCTGCACGTAGTGATCCAGCCCCACACCTGACGACTCATAATAGTCAATAAGGCGAACCTCTGCCCCAACGTGTTGAGCGAACCAGATTGCTGTCGAGTCGCCCACGCCCAAGTCCCACGCAGTTGTGACCCCAATGCTCGGAGTGTAGTCAACAGTGCCAATTTGCCCTTTATCCTTGCAATTTCGCATCTCAGTAGCGTAATACGCACCTTCAGCGTGAACAAGAAAATCACCTTCCCAAACGTGGTCATAAATGTCTGGCCTCTTTCGTTTGTCTTCAAGACGCTCCTTTTCCAGCACATCTGGAAACCATGGGTTGTCCCTCCAGTTCATCTCAACAATGATTGCGTCGTCAGGCGGTTGCTCAACGAATCGTTTATGAGTCGCCGACTCTTTGGACTCAGGGTTGTACGTCACCCATATCTCGGAATCATTCTCCCGTACCGTTGGAATCAGCTTGCGCCAAGCCGTCTCACTGACGGTCTCAGCCTCATCGATCCATGCCACCAGAATGCGTGCCTTTGACTTCAGGCTGTCCAGTGACCGCCGTAGACCAGCGAACGTGTACGTAATCGCCCCGTCCTTAGACTTGATGTACTTGTCGCCCAGTTCGTAGTAAGCCTCAAGCTCTGGGACGCTCCTGATGGCCGCCTTGACCTCTTCCAGAGACGAATCGTCCAATGAGTTCATAAACTCACGTCCACAGAGTATCTGGCCAGACATCCCAGCCTTACCCCACTGGTAACCCCTGACCGCGGTCATCAAAGCGAATGTGCGAGTCTTTGCACTGCCTCGGCCGCCCTTGGCCACACGGTAACGTGCTTTCTTGGTGAAAACAGGGATGAGTTTGGGCGGTATCGTTAACCGTAGCTCACTCATCATCTGGCCCCACCAAGCGGATGACAACTGGCTGACTTGTTGGAGTCATTGAGCCATCGGAAGACGTTGCGTCCACCTTGTCTGAGTATCCGTGCTTGGTAAGGATCATCTTGGTGATGGAGGCATTGAAGTGCCCCATCAAGCCATTTCTGATGAGTTCGTCTTCCTGCATTGACATGAGTTTTGCATAAATGTGAGAAAACTCTGGCTTGTCTTCGTCTTTTGCCCATGCCTGTAATGTTTCACGGGCGACATCAAGGCGGACAGCAAGCCCTGCAATGCTTGGTAATGTGTTGAAGTCCTTTAAGTACCTGTGGCACTCTTCTAGCAGTTCAGGCGTGTATTTTGTTGGCCTGCCGCCTGCGTGTTTGGTTGGTTCTGTCATAGTGTTCTCTCTGTAAAACAGGTGGAGATTAAAAGGCTTATTCTAACGGTATGCCATTCCGCTCAAGAATCTTTAATAAACCCTCGTTTTGTGGAAACACCACAAAGTTGCGCGTGTCAGCCTTCTGACCGCCACGACTCTGAGCATCAAAGTATCTGATCCCAGGCACTCCTGCCTGACGCATTTGCTCTGCACCAGCAGGTTTCTTTGCGTTCATAGCGGCAACCAAGTCGCCACCAAGATCGTCCGAGGCCAATCCAAACTGTTTGGCCAAAGCCTGTATTTCTGGCGTCTGCTTGCTGATCTCAGCATCCCAGTCTAGCATCTTTGCGATCTGGTCGTCTGGCAAGTCAATTTTGTAAAAAGCGCCCCCACCAGAATCTGAATATTTTTTAAACAACTCAGCCAGTTTTTCTTGCGGGAAGTCTCTTGCGGCTATGCTTGCGTTTTGCAGACTTCTTGCCATTGCCTCTGGCGGTTTGTTTGCCCTTGACTGCCTGATGAACTCACCCCTTACGCCCGCTGGCAAATCCAGCCCCATCATTTTGGCCTCTGATTGCAAGTCAAACGCTTTGTGCGCAAGCATTTGCTGAAACTGTTTCGCAACATCGGGGTTCTCGGCCACATAGTGCCCGTACCCATAAGCCTGCGCCCCCTCACCAGAGCCAATTGCCTTTGGTGCAAACGCATTGAACTTGTATGGGCTACCGTGGAACACAGTCATGCCCATCGGGTTGTACGCATCTGCCAACGTGCCAGCCAACTGTTGACTCTTTGGCCCAAACAGTGGGTCACCGTTGCGACCCTCTTGAGCCGCTTCAGCCGTCAGCTTGTTCAACACCCCAGCACGGTCATTAGCGTTGCCAACGATCTGCTGTGCCGACTCCACTGGGTTCGACAGCATATCCAGCAGAGACCTCTTAAATGAGTCTGCGGTGCTGTAAATGGATGCTAATGGTGATGGCATGATGTGTGTTTTTAAATTATAATATGCACATGAAAAAAGTTATTGCTTATTGTGGGTTCAACAGCCAAACAGAACTGCCGTATGTGTTGCTTAAACAGTCGTTTAGAGACTTGACCGAGCAACAGCAAATTTCAGTCCTGCAAGAACTTATTGAAGAGTTGCAATTTGAATTGGACTTCATTACAGGCGCCCAAGATACTTCAACAGGCCCTCGACAGTCTGCTCATCAATCTGTTCGCCCTTGTGAGATTTGAGAAGTGATGTTCTGATGTTTGCGTCTGTCTTGCCTTGTTTGCGCAACTGATCAAACGTTTTGCGAAACGTCAGGTAGTCTGGAACGGCGACAATATTCCCCTGCGCATCTTCAAACCCACCAAGCAAGCCAGCAGTTGGTATGCCTGCTCGGTAAGACCCATGCTTATAAGACGGCGTCACAATTGAACTGTCGGGCTTGGCTTTAAATATGGCCGCACCAGACCCGCCCGTGTAAGCCTCTGGTTTGTTCATTACCTTATTGACATCCCTTATTCTTGGAAACCCAAGTTTTTGGAATTTGTCTGCCCCCATCTCTTCAGCAATAGCCTTTCGGATGTTGCCGGCAGAAAACTGGCCCTCTTGCCCGTTGGCCATGATGTCGTAAATGTTTGGGCTGTCAACACCGGCAAAGTTTTTATATGGCGTAACTTTGTAAGAGTTCCCGTCTTTGTCTTTTTTGATCTCAACCCTGTTTCTTATGGTTTCATTAAGTTGCTTGTAAGCATCTTTTGATGGGCGAATGGCTGGCAATTGGCCAACCAAGCCCTCAGAAACATGGTGAGAAAAATTTGAACTTGCTGGCCCAAGGTAAGACGAAATCCCAACCGTATCCCCAAGTTCAGAATACTGATTTAGGTTTGCAATTTTGCTAGAGGCGGCGCCAGGTTCAGATGCCCAAGCAATTTTTTCATCAATATTTTGTTGCAAAGAGCCGTATTGAGTGCCACCCTGCTTTTTGACTGGTCGAGCCAATGGGACGCCAGCAACTTGATATACCGTTTCGCCGGCGCCAGACCAATCTGACATTACTGGAACGGCATACTTGCCAAGCAAATCCTCTGGGTTAACGCCGCGCTGTGGAGCAAACACCTCGCCCTCGGTTGGCAAAATAATGTCGCTACCGCTTTGTGCCATCTTTTCTCGACGCATCACCGCAGGAGTGTCAAGTGCCTTTTTAAACTTTGTCAGCGCCGACTTTTCTGCTGATGTCAATGACGACAACGTCCTGTTTGGGAACAGAATCTCAATCACTGGTACGCCGTTTACACTGTCAGCAAAAGACAATGAGCCTCGCGTCAAGTCGCGCAAAACCTGTGCATTTGCGCCGCCTTTTTCAAGGGTTTTAATTACAGCAGGTTCAATGGCTTTTTCTAATGCCATACCAGCACGTTCAGCCTGAGACGCCATTGCCGTTTTGTTTAATCCAAGCGCGGTCAGCGGAGCCGCCTCTGGTACGACAGCAGGAATTTTTGCGTCTTCCATAAACGCGCCCAGCTTTTGAATCAACCCTTGTGCAACCTCGCCTCTCGGCTGGTAGGTCAACTGGTTCATCATTTCGATGGCCGCTCGGTCTGCCTCTTTGCCGCCCTCGTATGTCCCGTAATTTGGGCTAGTTATGCCCTTGTAAATCCCATACAGCGGTCCAGCAACGCCAGCAAGCGCACCAGTACCAAGTGTCGCCGCAGTTTCGCCGGCGCCCTGCAAATAGTCCCAAAGGGTTGGTTCAGCCATAGTAAAACCATTTTACCAAAAAAAACGCCCACTGCAAGAGTGAGCGTAAGTTGGAGAATCCAACAGGAGAACTGGCTTCAGTCTACGCGCTCTTTAGCTAACCGTCTAGCCTCTGCCCTGTAGTGTTTTGAGATTTGTTCCAGCCCTTCCTTGGTGTACTTTCGCAATACGTTATCGCTCTCTAGTTGCTCAAGCCTTTCCAGCCCGATGCGTTCCATTAGGCGCTTTCGATATTCAACCGCATTTCCTGACAAATGACAGTTACATTTTTTGCATTGCCCGTGTACGTTGTCCTCAACAAACCTCATGTGGGGCGCAGAACCGACCGAACGGTAGTGGCCAGCGTCAAACGTGTTTGGGCCACCGTCTAGGGGCTTGTCGCAACTAATGCAGGGTTTGCCGGCGTCTCTGGCGCGGATATATGCGTTGAACGCTGTCTGGGCCCTCTTGACCAGTTGGGGTTTGGTCTGCATGGCATCCAGCTTTATCTTGGTCTGTTGCTTGTCTTTTTTTTGAACGACCTTACGCGCAACTTTCATCGCGCAAGCTGGGCCACACACGCTCTGCATTGGGCGCACCGGGGTGAATGGCGTCTTGCACTCTTTACACTTTTTAGTCAATTTCAACCCCGTTATTGGCGCACCACGCCTCCAGCCACGTGACGAACTCAGACGCCTGCTCTTTGGTAAACCGACGGGTTTGCAAGCCCAACTGGACTACGCCGGTGCCGTCAAGGTTTGGTATGACCTGGCCAGACTGCTGGTTGGTCTCCCGTAAATAGGCATCGACAAGGATTCGCTTCCAGTCCTCTTCGTTGTATATACAGTTTAGATGGCGACACCGTGTAGCGACCTTGCCGATTAGCTTATGGTACAGCTTTTCCTGCTGTCTTGTCTTGCTTTCCCGCTGGATTGTTACCTCCAACACTATGCCCGATTCTAGGGCTGGCTTGGCTTTTTCCCACGCCGCCCTGATCTGCTGGATTCCCGTCATTGGGTCGCGCATTGTAAATTTCATAGTCCTCCCCCTTTAGTTTTGTCATGTATGACCGAATGGTCTCACAGTACGATTGCCCGTGTTTTTTTGCCATGCTCTGGAATACGCCCTTGAGCCACTGATTGCGGTCACGTGGATCGCGCCAGAGCCATGAATGGTACAACTCACGCGCCACAGCCATGTCGTTGATTGGCTTGGCTTGTGCTTTTAGCTTTTCAAAGTGTGCGTACTGAGCCTCAGTAAATGGACTCTTCCATGTCTCCCGTGACTTTAAGGGCCGCGGTAATAATACTGAGGGGGTAGGTTGCACCGTCTCGGACACGATCAAGTACCCTCTTGGCCATTTGGTAGCTCATTGAAAACCTCCCAGTAGTAGCCCGTAGGCAAACCCAAGCAAAAAAGCGACACAACAGGTAGCAAATACCAAAACCATAATTCCTGCGTAATTAACATTACTCGGCTCCTTTAGGTACTCCACCATCGGTGTCTTCAGGCTTTTCAGCACGCTCTTGTGAGTCATTAGGTTTGTTTTGAACATTTTTAGTTTTACCAAAAATTGCATCCCAGTTATTTTCAAACGCCTGACGGTCTACGTCAAAAGGTCGTGGTGCTGAACCTTTGCTCATGTGTTTTCCTTTAAAACCTGTTCACGAACCAAGTGATAGAACTTAATAAGCTCATCATCATAGTAGCAAGACCAATCAACTAACCCAAACATTGGCCGCCAACCCTCGTCACTCCACATACAGAACCCTGCTTTTCTGGCCAACGCTTGAATCTCAGGCGTAAACTCTGCGTCGTACTCAGTCTCTTGCGCCAGTGTTGCATCTGTCGTTGCTACTGTTGTCATGTGATTTTCTCCCTAAGTAAACGTGCTTTCTTTTCGTGGTACTTGCGCTTGCGATCTTCTGGTGTGCGTACCTTTTTTGGTACATCAAATCCATCCCCACCCGAATAAATTGGGGTCTGGTCGCGTCCAATAGTGTCCTTTTTCCAGCCAACGATATGGATACACCGCATCTCATGCAAGGTTCTTAGCCAGAGCCAAGACGTTCGGATTGACACCTCAAGAGCGTCTGCTAACTGATGAGCATCCAGTTCCCTGCCCATATCAAACATTTTCCACGTTTTTGAAAATAGGTAGGCATCTATGCGCTTTGCTGGGTTCTTACCGCCTCTCATGCAATCACCGTCGCTTTCTGCGCTCGGATGGTCTTGTCAATGACATCGAGTGCCTTGTCCAGCATACCGATGGTGGTGGTTTCCATCTGGGCGTCGTGAACCTCATATCCCAATTTTATGGCCGAAAGTTCTGATCCACGACAAATGAACCTATTGTTTATCTCAAAAGACCGCATACAAACGTCGTAAAGGGCGCCAGAAGCGTTTAAAACGATCTGGGTGTACTCCGACCCTACCCCAAGCGCGCAAAGCGCTTCAGCGACGTTTATGACGCCAATGACAATTTCGACCTCTTTTTTGTTGGCAGTACCCTTGGCCAGTGAATCGAGGGCGCTCATGTTCTTGAGGTGCATGGTGACATAAGCTGATTCTTTGGCTGACACCTTGGTCATCCCTGTAACGACCCAGTTCATTGTGTCCAGTCGGACGCCTTTGGGTTTGTATTTTGATTTCTTACGCATCTTCAGGCCTTTTTCAGCACGGCATTGATTTGCTCACGAATGTTTTTGGGTATTGGTACAGCACGCTTCAAATCGGCTTCAATTGCTTTCAGAGCCGCGTCATGGTTCGGTGCAATTGGAACCGTTGTCCGAGCCACGTCAGCGGCTTGCTGGGCAAACGTCTGTTTTTCTTTTACCCAGTCCGCATTAAACCCAGTCCACCCTCTGGCGCATATTTCTGCCAAAGCATCCTCAAGCGACCAGCCAGCCTTTTCAGCCTGATTGCGGATTTTCGTGATGACCGTCTCGCTGACGGGAGCTTTTTTTGCTTTACGCTGTTTTACAAAATCATCCCAAACAGATTGTGATACGCCGACAGGCGGCGCAACGGCAGTTGCTGTATTCTTTGTTTCTTGTTTTATGGTTAATGGTTCTTGTTTTATGTTTGGTTGAACGTCCGTTGAACGGGCGTTGGACCTGCGTTCAGCAGACGCTTTACCAGCGCGTGACGCTTGTTCGATTTTCCCTCTGTACGCCTGTATTTCTTTGTCTGCTCTCAGGTTCACAAAGTAACCATCCACTATCTCAAAAAACTCATTCAAGATGGCATCAACAACGTCTGCGTGTTCACGCATACCGATTTGACGCGCAACCAAAGTTGAATCAATGTCCAGCGGTTTTTCGTGCAAATAGTAGGCATCCAAGAGGCGCCTGTAAGCCAAGTCCTCAAGCAAATTGAGATGGCGTGTGTGACTGGCATAGTCACCAATGTTGAACTGGTAATAGTGCATATTGCTCACCTTTTTACACCCCCTTGAAAGAAACGACGGCAGGAGAGGGGAGGAACTCTTTTCGGTTGGGTGATCAAGCCCAGCCTAGCCGTGTCTCGATAAATCATAACACCATTTGCAAAAATAGTTGGGAAGAATTGTTTTTTTTATTTCTTCCTGCGCTGGATTTCACGGTGTATGTACCAAGCCGCCTTTTCCAAGTCTTCGATGGCGTCATGCTTTAGGTCGGCACGCCAGATGTACTTGATCGCGTTGCCGAGGCAGAAGTTCATGTGTTCTGTCACCTCGATGCACTCAATGTGGCTGGGGTGTGACAGGTAGTGGTTGGGGTGATTTACTGGGTCGTGCATTAGTCTGTACCTCCAAAATTCTCTTTGTTCAAGTCTTCGCGCTGGATTTGCTCCACCGCCATTGTGATGTTGTATTGCAGGCTGTTCAGCCACAGTACAGCCTCGATGTCTGTTGATGGCAGTTGGCGCATTAGTGCGTTCAGGTCTGCCAGAAAGTCGTGAAATGTGTTCATACGGTAGCCTCCTGTGTTTACCCATTACAACAGGAAAAAATATTTTTAAATATTAGGGAAAACCCCTATTGTGTGTGTTTGAAATAGATGTATAATAAACACATGACATCACAAAAGTATGGTGTCATATTCAACTAAAAGGGGAACTGAAATGAGAGCAATTATCAAAGCGGCGTGTAACATTGATGAGTTGTACGCGACGTTGGAGGGCATATCTGCCGACGACGGCAAAGAATTTGAAGACTACACCGACGCCGAAATCGTGCATGAGGCCGAGTACGTTTTGTCCACGTTCCATGAGGCTGGACACATTAACGGCGATGCCTTGTCGGGTGATTTCGAGGATGGTCCTTATGACCAAAAGTGGGCGCAAGGTGAGGTCCGTAAGCTCAAAGCGCTGATTAAGAAATTCAAATAACCAACGGGGCTTCGGCCCCTTAACAGGAGCATAACCATGAGCAAAACACAACACATCGCACAGCAACGCCTAGCAGACGTTCGGTCAAAGTGGCGCACCGATACAGGGGACGCCGAGTTAGTCGAGGCTTACTTGCAACTAGGTCGCAAGATGGGCGGCGGGTATACCGACGACGCCGCTGGAAAGCTGGCACGCATCTTTGATCTGAATGGCCGCCTGTCACCAGCACAGGTCGCCAACGTGCGCCGTGCCGCACTGGAGTCCATGCGTCAACCAGTCGTTGAGCCTGTGCAAAAAAGAAAATACACACGTCGCACAAATGTTTAAAACTGTGTTACAGTAAACACACTGCAATTTAAAAGGGGAACATCATGCAAGTCAAAGAAAACGCAAAAGTGATCTATATGTTGACCGACAGCGGCATCTCCAAACTCAAGGAGCTGTTCGATAACGTCGAGTCAGATGCATTCATTGACACGCTCATGTCAGTTGAGCGGGCAATGGACCACGGCGACATCGCGTTCGCTGTCAACGGGGGTCAAACCCTCATCCTTGACGACTCAGACTTTGAGCCTGTCACTTACTTTTTGAATTAAAAGGGGAATCCAAAATGGAAATCAAAACCAATGCCGTTGAAAAAGCCTTGCGTCTGCTGGAAGCGGCCGGCGCGTCATTCCACGTCAAGCTGGATGATCAAGAATGGGGCAAAGCCATCGCCACGAAAGGCGCTCGAAAGGCGTCTAAATACCCGTATGGAAGCGTGACTGCGCACATCAAGCCATACCTGGCAAACGTTAAGGTAAACGACGCTGTGGCCGTGCCGTTTGGCGACTTTGATGGCGATACGGTTCGCGCAACAATGTCAAGTTATTTGAGCGACAACTGGGGCAATGGCTCTTACATGATCCATAAAGCCAAGAACCAAATTGAAGTGTTGAGGTTGCTATGATCGACGCATTGCTCAAAACCAACGTAAACGATCACGTTGAAAAGAAAAACGGTCTGTCGTACCTGTCCTGGGCATGGGCATGGGCAGAGGCGCTGAAAGCCGATCCCAAAGCCACGTTCAAGGTGGAGATGTTTGGCGACAAGTGCTTTATGGAAATCAACGGCACTGCAATGGTCTGGGTGACCGTCACAATGTTTGACAAGCCCATGACCTGCCAGCTTCCAGTGATGGACTTCCGGAACAAAGCCATACCGAACCCAGACGCCTTTGCGGTCAACACGGCAATCATGCGCTGTATGACCAAGGCATTGAGTCTGCACGGCCTTGGCCTGTACATATACGCTGGTGAAGACATCCCAGAACAGGCGCCAGCACCAAAGATCAGGCCAGTCCCAGAAATGGAACTACCTGAAGCAGAAAAAGTGGAACTGCAAGAGATTGCGGAACTGCTCAAAGAGTTGGTGACAACCGATCTGGATCACGCCAGAGAGGTCGTCGCAACATCAAATCTGGATGAGCCACAGAAGATTTATCTGTGGTCTCTGCTAGACTCCAAAACCCGTTCAGCATTGAAGAAAAAGGACTAATGATGCAATACGACAACACCAATCGCGGATCGCTTTTCAAGAACGACCGCAAAGAAAAAGAAACCCACCCCGACCTTAAGGGTTCGATCAACATCAACGGTCAAGAGTTCTGGCTGTCTGGCTGGTCAAAGGTTACCAGCAAGGGCGACAAAATGTTGAGCCTGTCTGTTACACCCAAAGAACAGCAAGCCGCCAAGCCCGTAGCCAAGTCAGCGCCCAAGCAAGCAGAGCCTGATTTCGACGACGATATGCCGTTTTAAGGGGGGATCATGGACACACTTAAAAAATACTGTTCAATCCGAATGTCAATGGACTTGGTCAACCGCATCAGCACAATGGCCAAGGCAGAACAACGGTCGTTCACTGGCCAAGTGATTTACTTGATCGAATACGCGCTAAAAGCATTGACTAAAAAATAGGGAAAACACCTATACTTGAGTGTGTTGTGGTGTGTTTATAATTTCATACCGCAACACACAAAGGGGAACAAAATGAAATCAGATGTAAGGGACAACTACAATACCCGCCACGGTGGACCGTTCGACCGCGGTGCGGCAGATAGCTGGTACGACCGCCCATTCAACCCACATTACTTTGTTGGCACAACCAACATGAGCGAAAAGGTCGAGATGGCTCAGATGACCGCCGCAGAGATAGCCGCCTACACAGCAGGCTATCGGTGGAATGAAGATGCTGGTGGCAAAAAAGACTACGGTGACGGGAGCGAGGCATGATCGGATACAACACTGGCAAGATTGTGATCGGGAAGTATTACCAGAAGCCTCAGAAAGCCTGTAACGACGATTTAAACGTCTACTGGCAGAGTGTATTGCTTAAACGTAAAAAATCGCTTATAGAGCGTTTTAGAGCCTTTTGTGGGGGTGAACTATGAC